CCATGATTTGATGTGTAAGGTCGCAGAAGTAGTAGTCGTAGGAGGAGTAAGGCGAAGTGCTTTAATCTCTCTCAGCAACCTCTCAGACAACCGTATGCGTAATGCTAAGTCAGGTGCTTGGTGGGAAGACAATCAGCAGAGAGCTTTGTCTAATAACTCTGTAGCCTATACAGATGTTGCAGAACCAGGTGCATTTATGCGTGAATGGTTATCTCTTTATGAATCTAAAAGTGGTGAGCGTGGTATCTTTAATAGACAAGCTGCAGAAAAACAGGCATCAAAGAATGGTAGGCGAGAAGACTATAAAGACTTTGGATGTAATCCTTGTAGTGAAATTATCCTACGCAACAAACAGTTCTGTAATTTAACTGAGGTTGTTGTAAGACCTGACGATAATGAAGATACTTTAATAGCTAAAGTAAAAGCTGCTACAGTTCTTGGTACGTTTCAAGCTACGCTTACAAACTTTAGATACTTAACTAGCAAATGGAAACATAATACAGAAGAAGAATCTTTACTTGGTGTATCTCTTACAGGGATAATGGATAACGCTAATATGATAAACGGTAAAATAGATTTAGATAAATTAAAAAAAGTATCTATTGATGTGAATAAAGTATGGGCTAAGAAACTAGGTATCCCCCAATCCGCAGCAATAACCTGTGTGAAGCCTAGTGGAACAGTTAGTCAACTGGTCGATAGTGCTTCTGGTATCCACACTAGACATAGCCCATACTACCTTCGTACAGTAAGAGCAGATAAGAAAGATCCTTTAGCTAAACTAATGGTTGATGCAGGAGTGTATCACGAAGATGATCTTACTAAACCAGAACACACTTATGTATTTTACTTTCCAATGAAAAGTCCTAAAGGAGCATTGACTAGAAAAGACTTGTCAGCTACTGAACACTTAGAAATCTGGAAAGACTATCAAGATAAATGGTGTGAACATAAACCCTCTGTAACTATCTCAGTAAAAGAAGATGAATGGTTAGGTGTAGGTGCTTGGGTATATAAAAACTTTAATGATATATCTGGTATCTCCTTCCTTCCATACTCAGATCATTCATACAAGCAAGCTCCCTATCAGGAGATAACTTATAATGAGTATAGAAAATGGCTAAAGAAAACAACGGATGTTGTTGATTGGTCTAAGATTACTGAGTATGAAACTGAAGATAATACAGAGAATACTAAAGAACTAGCCTGTAGTGCAGGTACTTGTGAGATAATTTAATGCCAAGAATAAAAAGGGAAGAAGCAAAACTATTAGCTTATACAGTTTTGTTTAATAAACAAGGACAGTTAATAACAGAAAGAATATCTACAGATATTAAAAAGCTAAAAAAGTTTTTAAGTAAAGAAGAATTTAGCCTGTTACAGTCCGTACTGCGAAGTGCATCAACTGAATTAGACGCAGTACATAATAAAATTGAAGCGGACTTAAATGCTCGTATAACATAATTAGCTTCCTTGTTTAATAGTAATATTAGAACTACTGCCTCCGTTAGTAGTAATCTGATTTACTTTCCCTTCTTGTTCTATTCTTATATTGTAAGATCCTGTCTTATCTACTTTCATTTCTAACGAGTCTTCTATAGCTCTAAGAAACTTTAGATGCGTGTCAGTTACGAACGTGCTTA